GTAGATACGAACCCGATGGAGTGGGCCTCTTCCAGGAATAAGGAAGGGGTCAAAGTCGCCGCGAGGCGGCAACTCCACGAGTGGCTCCGTTGCATCGTACGTTGGCATAGCATCAGCCATGTAAGCTGCAACTCTCCTTACCAACAGGTAGTGCTTGTCGCACCACGTAAATTGGCCCCTGCGAAGGGTGGATTCAAATCGAGGAGTAAAACCCTCAGACGAGAATCGACGGAGAATAGACTTCTTAAGATAGGAGGGCTTGAAAGCCCAGCTTTCAAAAGAATAGCCATCCCAGCCCTTCCTCCGTTCCGGTCGTGGAACATAACGATCAGAGTGGAGGACACCGTCTCCAAAGCCCGATGGGCCGTAGAGACGGATGGTAGGGTCCAGAAGCGACAGCAGAAACTCAGAGGCGAACGTGTCCCCACATGCAACATAAAAATTGTGGAGACGGAAAATGTCCGCCCCGGAGAGGCTGTCGTTCTGAAAAACTGGGCGAGTTCGTATACCCGAAACATAGTCCTCACCACACGATTCACGAAAACTCCCGTCAAAGAAACTCTTCTTGGCATTGGGTTTAAAACCAACGGCTTGAAGGGTCTTAAAGAGGAGAGGAACAGCTTCCGTGGGTACGATAATATCGTCTCCATAGACGCTGACGGTGCGCCCACTCGTAGAAACACGAGAGGCGCACGAATCCGCTATAGCCCAGAAGGTTAGGGTTTCAAGCGGAAACGTGAATCCGTTACCCATAGAGGAAATCTTCTCAAAGGTAACGACGGAGCCGTCTGGTAGCAAGCCAGTGGAACTCCGCAAAATCTCAAATAGGTCGGTCCAATCGTCTGGAAACAGAACGGATGAGGCCTGTTGAGACTGTGTCAGAGGCACTGCTCAAATCAATAGTAGCAAAATTACCGCTACAAGACCCGTATTTAGCGAGTCGTTGATTACGCGATTGATCGCGAATATCGATTCCCGCATTCCGCAGCAAGCGGGTGCGGAGGATCTCACCGAGCCCCGACTGGAACATACCGTTCCAGGCAGGCTCGACCATGATCACACGATCGATAAGAGCAGTTTTCGGGACGAATTGCAGGACTGAATGGTGTACAGGCAGAGTAACGTCCTGCACGCCATTTTCATCTACGTCGGAATACCAAAAACCGCCGAAGCGGTCGACGTAGTCAGCTGCGTTCAAACTACACGCTGGGGCCTGCGATAGCTTTAGAGCTATACAAGCCTTTCTTTTTGGTGTCTGCGTTGTGGCACCGGGCCCAAAGCGGGGCCGAATGTTGCAGTAACTTGGCGCTCGTCCGAGGACGCTCGAGATTTTACGCATGGCGACGTGAAGTACGCCGTCTACGTCAGGAGAGAATTGAAAACTCCCCTGAGCGAGCTTCCTGAAACAAGCGTTGGTTACAC